GAAGTTCATAAGCAACCAATAAACAAACTATATCTTGGGATCTTTATAGGTTTCTGGTTTGGTTATGCTCCTTACATAATCCATCAAATGCAATGGCTGCGGTAGAACATACTTGCAACGTCTGCGCGTCAGAATACAGTGAAGCTGATGGCGGGATCGAGGGGATCTTTGGGATCACTGAGGTTAATTTTTGTCCCTGGTGCTATTCTTGTGTAGTAGATATGGTTCATTATCACGATCAAATTGCAAATGACGACGACGAAACTCCGCATACAAATCACTGAGAAGTTTGAACCCTTCCTAGAACCCCATCGCTATAAAATATGCCATGGTGGACGAGGATCTTCAAAATCCTGGACGATCGCACAGCTGCTGGTGCTCAGAGCTTACAAAGACAAAACAAGGATCTTATGCGCCAGGGAGATTCAGAAGTCGATCAATGACTCAGTGCTGCAGCTACTTGCTGATACGATCGAGCGAATGGGCCTGGAAGATTTCTTTGAAGTACAAAAGACACAGATCATTGGCCGTAATGGATCAAGGTTTAGCTTTGAAGGTTTACGCTCAAACATTACTAAGATAAAATCAATGGAAGGAATCCAGATCGTTTGGTTGGAAGAAGCTGAAAAGATCACTGCGTCAAGTTATGACACACTCGTTCCGACGATTCGAGCACCAGGATCTGAGATCTGGATTTCCTTTAATGCTCAAGATCTGCTGGATCCAACTTATCAACGATTCGTGGTCAATCCGCCAGAGGACTCATACGTTGTCAAAGTCAACTATTCTGACAATCCCTGGTTTCCGCCAGAGCTGGAGAAAGAACGGCTGCACCTGGAGAAAGTTGATAAAGCTCTATATAAACACATTTGGCTCGGAGAACCACTTGAAAATCGAAAGGGAGCTTACTATGCCAGGCAGATCGAAGCAGCTCGTGAAGATAACAGGATCACCAAGGTTCCGATCGATCCAGTGCTGCCTGTAAATTCATTCTGGGATCTAGGTATCGCGGACGCAACTTCAATTTGGCTGATACAGAGAGCTGGAACGGAGCTTAGAGTTGTCGGTTACTATGAAAACAGCGGTGAAGGTTTGCAGCATTACATCAATTGGCTGCATGATTTTCGAGATACTCACAGCATAACCTTTGGAGATCACTGGGCCCCACATGATATTAAAGTCAGAGAGCTGACCAGTGGTAAATCTCGTAAAGATCAAGCGCGTCAAATGGGAATCAACTTCCGAGTCACACCAAATCTTCCGATCATGGATGGTATTGAAGCAGCCAGGCGAATACTTCCCAGATGTTACTTTGATGAGAAGCGCTGCGCTGATGGTATTCGAGCTCTGAGTTATTACCGATGCGAGTATGACGAGGACAAACGAGTTTATAAAGATCGTCCGCTTCATGATTGGAGCTCACATGGAGCTGATGCGTTCCGATACTTTGCTGTTGCCTGGATCGACAAACGTCATGAAGGTATGACCGGTCCAGCTGTACTCAAGCAAGATTGGAAGGTCTTTTGAGTTGGCTCAAGCATTCCCTCATCGAAGAGTGGAAGTATGACACAGCTGAATGGTATGTGATCTTCGAGCATGGAGATATGCCCTGGAAACTTTCCAAATTATTAAAACCAGGGTACCGACACGTCTGGGCAGTTCGTTGGGATGGATTCAATTGGATCCTCTTTAATCCAAGGCTTGGAGGGACAGATATTGAGATATTAGCATTTGGTCCAAAAGATAATATACAAAATGTAGTCAAAGATACTGATTGTAGTGTTATAATCCACGTTAATATTCGTCGTGATAATACTAGGATCCGGAATCCGTACCCAACATTATGTACGTGTGTTGAACAAATGAAAGCTTTATTGGGTATTGGTGGAATAAGAACTTGGCATATTTATACCGCATATCAATTATATAAATATTTAATAAAGGAGCACCATGGGCAAAAGACGCAGCGCACCACCACCACCACCAGCAAAAACTAAAGCTGATATTAGACAAGAGAAAGAAGATGCGAAGCTTGACGCACAAATTGAAGCTCGTGAAAAAGCGCGCACGAGAAAGAAGAAAGGTCGGTTCAGTTTGATTTCTGGTGATGAAAGAGGTATTACTGACACACTAGGCGGTTAATATGGCTAAGTTTAATATTCCTAAAGAACTGGGAACAGTCAAAGAACTACTTGCAAGATATAAAGCTGCCACGAGTCGCAAGGATCCCTGGATTAATCATCTAAGAGAATGCTACGACTATGCTCTACCGCAGCGTGAGAACTTTTCCCTTCACACTCCAGGTCAAAAGAAGAACGTCGACATCTATGATTCAACAGCAGTCATGGGTGTTCAGAAGTTTGCTTCAAGACTTCAAGCTACTCTAATTCCACCCTGGCGCCAATGGACCAAACTGGTTGTTGGATCTGAGATCGTTGAAGATGAAGATGAAGTCCAGGAATATTTAGATGAAGCCAACGATATTCTATTTGATCATATCAATCATTCAAACTTTGCTACCCAGGCACACGAAGCTTTACTAGATCTCAGCGTTTCAACAGGCGCTTTGATGTTAGAAGAAGCCGAGCCAGGTGGTGATTCATTACTACATTTCACTGCAGTCCCATTGGCAGATCTATTTCCAGAAGAAGGTCCGAAAGGATCAATTGAAACAGTCTGGAGAAAGCATTCAGTTCCAGCCAGGCACATAGAGAGAATTTGGCCTGGTGCTGAACTATCCGATGAAGCTGCAAGGAAAGCTAAAGATAAACCAGATGCCAAGATCGAGTTGGTTGAAGGTACTGTATATGCTCCAAAAGAGAACGCTTACTATCAATGCGTGATCGAACAAGAGCATGAAAAGATTGTATTCACAAGATTCTATGAAGTTTCTCCTTGGATCGTATTCCGGGAAATGGTTGTACCAGGTGAGATCCTTGGTCGAGGTAGAGTAATGCAAGTGCTGCCAGCGATCAAAACAGTAAATAAAGTCAGTGAGTTTTCATTAAGAAATGCAGCTCTGGCTATTTCTGGGATCTACACAGTAACTGATGATGGAGTTATCAATCCATATAACATCAACCTGGAGCCAGGCACAGCCATCCCGGTCGGTTCTAATGACAACTCTAATCCAACATTGAAACCGCTTGAAAGAGCTGGTGACTTCAATGTATCTGAGTTAGTCATGGAGGATCTAAGAGAAAGTATTAATAAATGTCTATTCGCAGATCCTTATGGCGGTATGGACTCACCAACTAAGACAGCCACTGAAATGTCAATGCGTGGTCAAGAATTAGTGATGGATGCTGGATCAGCATTCTCCAGGCTGCAGACTGAGTTTATTGAAAAGATCATTAAGCGATCAGTTTATATTCTTAAAAAGAATGGCAAGCTTGGTGATTTCAAAGTTGATGGTCGTGAGGTAACAATAAAACACACTTCACCATTAGCCAGGGCCCAGGATCAAGAAGATATGTTAGCGGTCCAACAGTACATGGAAATGGCTATGGCCCTTGGACCAGAAGTATTTGCGTTAGGAACTAAGATGGAAGATATGCCGAACTATATAGGTAAGAAGCTTGGTATAGATCAAGAACTGTTGCGTTCATCAGAAGAGAGAGCTGAGATCCAGGCACAAGCCGAGGAAGCAATGCAACAGCAACAAGCACAAGCACAGGAGATGCAAGGTGGCGGAGAGCAGCAGCTGGGATAAATTAGATCTTGATGGTAAAGAAATACAAAAAGCCAGAAAAGAAAACGAAGCCAAGTCGCGTGAAATAGCGGGGCAGTTTCAACAGTGCTTCAATACAGATTCGGGGAAGTATGTCCTGGATCGGTTGAAATCTATTACGATTGATAAACCAGTATTGAATCCAAACTCGACACAATTTAGTGCCGGGATTAGAGAAGGTCAAAACAACATTGTGAGGCAGATCATTGATCAGTTGTCTTTGGCAGATAAAAAATAACTTTGGAGATAAATATGAGCGAAGAAGAAACTTTGATAGACGACACTCCAGTTGAGGAAGCTGCAACTGAAGAAGTAGTTGAATCCACTGAGGTTGAAGCATCAGCAGATGATGGTGAAAGACCAGAGTGGCTGAAAGAAAAATACAAATCAGTTGAGGACCAGGCGAAAGCTTATACTGAAATTGAGAAAAAGCTAGGCGGCTTCACTGGATCACCAGAAGGCGAATATGAAATGACCTTGCCAGAAGGAATTGGCGGTGAATTTGATATGGAAGATCCTCGCGTTGAATGGTTCCAGGCTGCAGCAAAAGAATCCAATATGAGTCAAGAAACATTTTCCGAGATGCTCCATGGTTTTGTGAAGATGGAAGTAGAAGCTAATAATCCAGAAGAAGCAAAAAACATTGAGATCCAGGCATTAGGTAAGAATGCAAATGCCAGGTTAAAAGATCTTGGTGATTGGGGTAAAGGTAATCTCACTCCAGATCAATATGAAGGCTTCAAGGGTTTAGCTACATCGGCTCAAGGTGTTCAAGTTCTGGAAGCTTTAATTGCTAAAACAGCTGAAGGCAAAATGCCAACATCAAATACAGTGAGAGATCCGGGGGTAACAGCTGGTGCTTTAGATGAAATGGTTAAAGATCCTAAATATCAAACTTCACCAGAGTTCCGCAGAGAAGTCGCGGAGAAATACAAATCATTTTATGGAGAGTGAATCATTAACCCGGTATAAAACAAAACCCTATGCTTGGCAAATAGGATGGTTTTGTGCGAGAGATGGCAAACCACATGATCTTGTGTATGCCAAAGAAGAGATACTACAACAATACAATGAGGGATACGAAGCGTATAAAAACTACTCCCAGGTTCACTGCCATTCTAATGAGGTTTAATAGCTCTCATATATTTCTCCGGCTTTATTAGGCAAATAGTGGGATTAGTTACCCTAAGTAACTACTAAAAAAAAGATACAATTTGTTGCACAAGAAACGATTTGTAGCTTATAATCAGAGAAAATCCAACCATTGGACACTTCTTTATAGAACCCAGCCAGGAAGGACTTCGGCCCGCATTAGTGGACACCCGGCAAAAAGGTAATATTAATCTAACTATAAAGGAGGACTTATGTCCGCAAGTTTATCATCAGCTGCCCAGCAGCTATTCGACAGTGAAGTGAAGCATGTGTTTCAATCAGCTGGCGGTCTAAAGGACACTGTAACGAATCGTAATGACGTTATTGGTGATATTTATAAATTCAGAGCAATGGGTAAAGGCCTAGCAAATCAGAAAGCTACTTCAGCTGATGTTGTTGCTATGGGTATTGCTCATTCTTTGATCAGCTGTACTCTAGGAAACTGGAATGCTCCAGAATACACTGATATTTTTGATCAGAAAGAAGTTAACTTTGACGAAAAAACTGAACTTCAGCAAACTATTGCTGGTGCTCTTGGTCGTCGTCGTGACCAACTTATTTTAGATGCAATGGACGCAGCAACTGCGGGTACTACAATTGCCCATGGTTCAGCGGGATTAACTCTAGCCAAGCTTATAACAGCTTCAAAATCTCTCACTGATAAAGGAGTACCAGGTAGCGATCGTCACATCGCAGTATCAGCAGCTGGTCTTGAAGATCTATTAGGTGTTACTCAAGTTACAAGTTCAGACTACAACTCTGTTCGTGCTTTGGTATCTGGCGAGCTAGACACTTTCATGGGATTCAAATTCCACGTAATTGAAACACGCGCGGAAGGTGGACTTGATATTGCTTCAAGTGTACGTGAAGGTTTTGCTTGGCATTCTTCAGCAGTTGGACTAGCAACTGGAATGGAAATCACTGCGAAAGTAGATTGGGTTCCTCAGAAAACATCATGGTTATGTAACGGAATGATGAAAGCTGGTGCTGTTGTTCGCGATGCAGATGGACTTGTTTCTATCAGCTGGCAAGAGTAATTAAGTTGTAACGAATGGTGGTATTCCAATTATGGGGTACTGCCATTTTTTTTAAGGAATAAATTATGGCAACATCAATTGAGATATGTTCTAACGCATTAAATTTGATAGGCCATGGCTCAATCGCTAGTTTCACAGATGGTGGAGCCGGAGCCAATATTGCAGATGCTTTATATGAAACCACTTATAAAGATCTGTTATCACAACATCGATGGCGCTTTGCTTCAGCTAAAGTCGCTTTATCACAGCTAGTAGCTGCCCCAATTAATACCTGGGATTATGCTTATCAGCTTCCGGCTGATTATATTATTGCAACATCAGTTTATCCAAATATGCCGTATGAGATCTATGAAGATAAGATCTATACAAATTCATCCGAAGTATCGCTTGATTATATTTATAAAGCTCCAGAAGCGGAAATGCCCGCTTATTTTCAAAGAGTTTTAGAATACCTTCTTGCTTCAGTCTTTGCTATTGCGATCACTGATAACTCATCTAAAGCAGAAGAGTATCGACGCATGTTTGACTACAATTTAAGACGAGCCAGGTTTACCGATTCCCAGGCCCGACCAACCAAAGCTATTATTGATTCTCCATTTATTGAGGCCCGCCAGTAATGCCAAAGGTTATTACGCTGCAAACTTCTTTTAATTCTGGAGTTTTGGATCCACGTCTTGCGTCCAGGACAGATCTAAAACATTTCTACCAGGGTGCTGAAGAAGCTGAGAATGTAATAACAATGCCGCAAGGCGGAATCAAACGTCGACCAGGGTTTAAATATATTGCTGGTACTGCTTCCAATAATGAAGCACGTTTAGCATCATTTGCTTTTAATATTGAACAAACTTATCTACTGGTATTTACTAATTTAAGTGTTGCCGTTTACAAAGATGGTGTTCACCAGGCAAATGTCACAACACCTTATACAACAGCACAGTTATTTGATCTGCAATGGACACAATCAGCAGACACAATGATTCTGGTCCATGAAGATCATCAACCAAGAAAGTTAGTTCGTGGAGGATCACACACATCCTGGACATTATCAACGATCACTTTAACGAATATTCCTACTCATGACTTTGGATCTGGCGCTGTAGCTGTTTGGTCTGTTGCTCAAGGTTGGCCAAAAAGTGCTACGTTCTACCAGGGACGATTATGGTTTGGTGGATCTAAGACAAGACCGCAGACATTATGGGGATCTAAGACAAATGATTTCTACAATTTTGATGATGGCACTGCCCTGGACGATGAAGGTATTGATGTTACCTTGGACACAGATCAAGTAAACGCGATCACGTCTGTTTATGCTGGACGTCATTTACAAATCTTTACAACTGGTGGTGAATTTACTATTAAAGATGTACCAATTACCCCGGCCAAGGTTGCGGTAAGACGTGAAACTTTATTTGGATCTAGCGCTGTTCCACCAAAAACTATTGATGGATCTGTCATATTTATAGATCGAACAGGTAAGTCAGTCAGAGAGTTTTTATTTTCCTATAATGAGGACTCCTACACGTCTGGAACAGTTTCATTACTTGCTTCTCATTTACTCAATTCCCCGGTCGATATGGACGTTTCCAAAGGTACGTCTACCGACGACGCAAACTACGTTTATTTCGTTAATGGGGACGGCACAGTAGCCGTTTATAACACTTTAAGAGCTCAAGAAGTTAGTGGTTGGACAAAGTGGACTACAACAGGTGAAATAGAGTCAGTTGCAGTGGTTGTTGATGAAGTTTATTTTGTGGTGAAACGAACAATCAATGGATCAACTGTTCGCTACTTGGAGCAATTAGATCCAGATAGTTATACAGATGCAAATAAAACTGTCACTTTAGGATCTCCTGGAACTGCAGTCACTGGATTAGCTCACTTAAATGGTCAATTATCTCGCGTTAGAGCAGATGGCGAAGTTAGAGCGAATGCAACCCCAGCGTCCGGGGCAATCACCCTGGCAGAAACAGGAACAGTTATTGAAGTTGGCCTGGACTACTCAACTACTATTAAAACCATGCCGCTCAATATGGACTTCGATGATGGTCCAACATTAACCAGGAAAAAACGAATTGTAAAAGTCATACCAAATGTTTATCAATCTTTAGGAGTTAGTATCAATGGAGATCGGTTTATAGATCGCAACTTTGGTTTGTCTTTAGATAGCGCACCAACAGCATACACAGGGTTAAAAGAAATGTATTTATTAGGGTGGACGGACTTGGCCCAGGTCACGATTACCCAAACAGATCCAACACCAATGACTGTTCTAGGGTTGGCAATAGAGGTAGAAGCGTAATGGGAATGTTAATGGCAATTATGAGTGCTTCACAAAGTATTCAAGCTGGTCACGCAAAAGAAGATGCGTATAAAAGAGATGCGGAACGTGAAAAATTTGCAGCAAAAGATAAAGAGATCCAAAGAAAGAAACGATTGGTCGCAGCTCTAGCAACACAGAACGCAGTCAGAGGAGCTCAAGGTGTTAGAGCGTTTGAAGGATCCTCACTAAATATGATGAACCAAGACGTTGAAACATTTGAATACGATCAAGATATGGGTGCGGCTAATCTAGCAATGACGACACAATCGTTATTAGAATCTGGAAAAGCTGCCAGGAGATATGGTTATGCAAGCGCAGCAAATACATTATTAGATAGTGCTAGTCGAGTGACAGCGAGAGGATAACTATGGCAGAATTAACAAGATACCAAAGATCGGAAGCTGCCCAGGCAGTACCCACTTCTAAGGCAGCAGCAGATTATGGTTTTTCCCTGGCTGAAAGACTACGATCATTCTCAAATCAACAACATAATCGTGAGGACCAACAAGCACAAATAGAAGGTAAACAAGCTGGATTAACTGCAGCCAGTGGAAAGTTAGGTGGTCTTGATCTCAGTGATAACTCAACAATAAGATCAAGAGCATTTAACGCTGGCGCTCAACTGTCACATGCAGCTCAGATTAAGATTGATATTAATGAGAATGTATCCAGGCTTAACCAAAAATATCAATATGATATGGAAGGATTTCAGACAAACGCTGCTGCCTATAAAGAAGGCTTATTGTCAAAAGTAGATCCAACGATGAGAGCACTGGCTGAAGCTGATCTTAATACTGCTATTTCTACTGGGACTATTAATATTGGCGAAGTTCTTTATAAAAAAGAGCGCTCAGAGCATGTTGCTTCAATAAAAAAAGCAATCACTATTGGAGAAGAGCTAACGCTGCAGTTATCAGCAAATGGTGATATTGAAGGCGCAGACTCTCAGATCGATCAAATTAGAGCAGCAATACAAGAAGGCATCAATCAGAATCTACCTGGTATTGATCAAGCTTACATGGATAGTTACCTAGCTGGGTTAAGTGAGTTAGCTGATAAGGAATTGATCTTTGGTGTATTCAAAAGAGAATTAGAAGAGAATGGTGTCGACGCTGCTGAAGCTGCACTTAAAGCATTTAGCGAATACCAAGATCCATTAATCAATGACA